GAGATAGCGCCGCGTCAGCGAGCCAGACCTGACCAGCACCCCATCTTGAGACACCAGCGCCGTTGCCCGTGCTGTGTCGCTTGTCCATGCGAGAATCTCAAGTGTCAATGTGCCCGCATTGTTATAGGCAAACACGTCATAGGGACGGTTGGCAGTCATGCCAGACAGCGCAAGCGATACTTGTGCCGAATTAAGCAATTCCCATGTCGTGCCGTTATAAAGCGAAATGCCGTTGCCGTTATAGGGCGTCAGGAAAATGCTGGTCGAGGATGTGACGTCTGTTTGGGTGACAGGCACTCCAGTGGTGAGCGTCAGGCGGAAGTTGTTGAGTTTGGGGGTGGCAGTGCCTGAGATAGTGCCATTACTCACAAGGTTGGTCAGGGTTTTGTTGGTTAGGGTTTCAGTGCCAGCAAGGGTGGCAAGCGTTCCGCTTGCAGGCAGTGTAATGCTTGGTAACACAGCCGACCTAAGTTGCGCGATTGTTCTACGCAAAAACTTAGCCGCTCCCGTATCCCATAGAATTGCATCATTTTGCGCGGGCGTGCCAGACAAATCAAATCCACCAATCGTTGCCGCACTGGCCGCTGCGGAAGCAGCAGAAGCAGCCGCCGCCGTTGCATTGGCAGATGCGTTAGCAATATCCCCAAGCGAAGCGCCAGCTTTAATTGCGCCAGTTGTGCCATCAAATGCAAGTGTTGCATCGGCTACTGGGTTAGCAATTACTGCATTTGTAACAGGACTTTGCGCGTTAAATTTTAATGTTCTCGTGTCAACTTCTGTTAACGCCTGCACAATAGAAGTGACTTTATCCACCATGTTTTCTACTGACTTCGCAGGGAATGGCGTGCCAGTGGGTAATTCTGTTGCTTGCGTTAATGGTAAATCCAAACGCAAAAGAATATCTTGCGTTGCGCTTGGAATTTTTGTGGCATTGGTAATCGTTACGGTTGCCTGCCCGTTAGCCGCAATCGTCACCGTATAGTCAGTGGTGAGCGTAAGGGTTTCAACCAGTGCCGAAGTCGAACGAACAAGAAGGTCAACCTTCAAATCCGTTTCCGCATAAACGCGATTAAGGTAGGAAAATGTTGTGGTAACACCATTCCCCAGATAACGATATTTAGTGGCTGCGGCAGCGATTGTCATAATTTTATTCCCCGGTTACATTACCCTGAATTGAATCAAAAAGAAAGCGAATTCCTGTGATGTTTTGAAAGGGAATCAGCCCTCTTGCAGCTTTAATTTCTTGGTCAGTCATGGGCTTATTATCAAATGGAGAAATACCAACAGTTAATACGCTTTCTGCCTTGCCAGCGGCTGGCCCTAAAAGAACAGATGCTTTGCTGCGATTCGTATATCTGGCTGGTTCTTCAATCCCCATCGCCCTCGTCAACCCATAACCACCCATTTTTTCAAAGCGATTATTAAAATCTCCAAGAAGTCCAAGCAAACCGCTGCGGTCAACGCCTTCATATAACAATTTAGCTGTATCCCATTCGGCAAGAGGTGTGCCATAAATAGGCTGACCCGTTAATTCTGCTGATTTTTCTCTTTCCATTTGTTTCATAGCCGCCACTAACATGCCCATGCTTACCATCATAGTGATACCAAACACAGTGCCAGCATCGGCTTGTTGTAAGCCACGCATAATAGTACGTTGATGCGAACCAAACAAAAAACCCGTAAATTGAAAAAGCAATTTACCGATTGGAGTGTTGGATATAATTGGCGCATCAGCCACGCCTTTTGTAACAATTACCGTATCCGCTTCTTTGCGTAAAGCAGCCTTGAATGCTAATTCGGCGTTTCTTACAGACGGAGTATCATCCCAATTTTTTAACCCTGCCACAAATGCTTTACCATCTTTTGCGCCATGTTTTGCATATTGCTGTGAAATAATTTTTTGTGTAGCTTCGTCAATGCCAAGAAAACGCAGATAAGCTATATCTTTTTTATTTAAGGTTTCAGATGTTACGCTACGTAAAATACGATTTTGCGTAAGTGTTGCAGCTATGGCTTTTTGCAAATCATTCCAATGGTTAATAAGCGTTAGTTTGCTGAAGCCCTGTGATGCGGAACCAGTAAAGCGAGTGAGCATAGTGCCGCGTGCAAAAGGATCATGAACATCAGCAAGCGTCATTAGCCGCGAAGCAAGTACACGTTCAGTTAAAAATCCAGCTTCCTTCAAATCTTCAATACGCATTTTTTTAAGTTCTGGCGCAAGATTGATATTATCTAACAAATCACCAAAACTTCTTTGAATACCATGCACCATAGTATGCCGCGCAATATCAGGGATAGAGGCTAACGTCACACCGCCAAGGCTTGTCATGTAAGTTATATCACGCAATGCAATGCCGCCTTGTGCAATAAGACTATCTGGGTCGTGCTTGTTAAAATGACCACGCAGCAAATCACGCATTGCCTCTAAATCCGATTTGTCACTGCGGTATGCTTTCTCTAGCTTGCGGCGCTCGGCTGGGGTTTTTGCTTTGCCTAGTGCCTCTTGGAATTCCTTTGCCAGAGCGTCTAATTGCTCTTTCATATCAGCGCGTCCAAACGCACGGGTTAAAGAAATATCAGAACCCATTTTATGGACGTATGAATTTAATACTTCTATGGCATCGTTTTTAAGAAACATTTCCGCATCATTGTCAGAAATATCCAACAGTTTTTCTTTAAGTGGCCCGCGCGTAATTGGGCTGATATAACTCGGCACGGTATCAGAACCAATGCCAGTCAGCTTGGCATAAACTTCATCGGCTGTTTGCTCTGCGGCCTGCTTAAATCCTTTGCCATCGGGGTCTAGGATGCCGTCAAGCTCAAAGCGCGTCTTGTAGATTCTTTCTTCTAGCGCCTTAGTATTTTGCAGGATTTCATCTGGCGCGACAGCCTTTACTCTGGCTTCACGGTATTCCATATCAATCTTGGCCTTGCGCTCGGATATGGTAGATTTAAGTGTGGCATTAGATTTTTTCTTGGCAACGGCCTTTTTCCTTAATGCAGAAAGTTTCTGCTTGTTATCACGAAGCGTTTTGATTTCTGCTTTAATCTCTGGGGTTTGCTTGGATTCCTTTAGCTTATTTATGGCTGCATTGTTCTTTGCTATTTGCTCTCGCAAATTTGCCAGACGAGTGGTAATTTCTTTTTGCGCGGCTGATGCCGCACTGTACTCATCTTCAATTTTCTTAAATGCTTCGGTATAACTGTCGCGTTTCGTGGCTGTAATCTTGCCAAGTTGTTTTTCTGCATCGGATATAATAGCGCGAAGGCGTTTAACTTCCCCATCAACCTTTCCCTCAGCCCATTTTGTCAGCATTACCATCGCTTCGTTACGATAAGAAAGCAATTTTTGCCTATCCCACATGCGGTGTAGGTAGGTTTGAGCAAATGCTGGGCTTATGTCTTCGGGAAGCAATCTAGCATCAATAGCTTGGTTTTTAATTGGCTCTAAAACTTCCGCACGCAAACGCTGCGCCGCTTGAGTAATTTCACGAATCTCAGGGTCAACATCGCCGTTTCTTAAGGCGCGGCTTAGGCGCTCCCTGAATTCCTTTCCTGATAACTTGCGTCCTAAATTATATTGGTTTTCTACCTTCTTAAATGCCTTAAAATTTTCTTTGTAAGCTATAATCGAAAGAGCGTTATATTTATCAAATAACTTGATTTCAGTTTCTGCCGCTGCGCCTAAAGTCTTGCCGTCGCGGTGCAAATTAAATTCTAACGTGGTTTCAAATCCGCGTAAAAGCGTTTCGCGTGAAGTCGTGAATGGACTGTTAGCTAAGCGGTTAAAGGGGTTGATAAAACGCGATGCGCGGGAAACATTAAGCGCCGCGCTACCCGAAATGGTAAGTTCTTGCAAAGTCGGTTTTTCTACCATAGCCGCGCCGACGCTTTTCATATATTCTTTTAGCTCAGGGCTTGGATTAATTGCGGGTGTGGAAACAATATCATTTTCCAACTTTACCGCAGTTTCAAAAAATTGTTTCCGGCTGATTGCCGCAGCCCCGCTACCAAGAATCCCGCCAAGTATAACTCCGCCACCAACAGACAATGCAGAAGTAACAGGAGAACGGGAAACCTGAGATTGCTGCAATAACATTTCATCAATCGCTATTGAGCCTCCGGCACTTGTTGCGCCACGCAATGCACCAGAAACAATTCCAACACTTCTTCCGCCCTTCAATAATACAAAGCCGGGGATGAGCGTAGTGGGGGAAGCAATGCCTGCCATTACAGAAGCCAAAGTGCCAAGTCCACCAGCCTCATTGATAATACGTTCATCTTCACGTTGCCTCGTTAAATCCTCTTTCATCAGGCGCATTTCTTCAGGATTCTTAGCTTCAATTAAATCCATAGCTTCGCGCGTTTCGGCGAATTCACCAAGGTCAGCAAACGCATCATAATCAGGGTCATATATTTCTGCGGGATGAGAAGTTAATTGTGATGAAATTGCAGATGATACAAGATTTTCTGCACGAAAAGCCGATGGTACTACTTCACCCCAGAACGAAGGGGAAATCTTAGGCATTGGTGCAGTTATATCTGCGCGCTGGCCAGTTGACAGTCCATACTGCTCTTCTTGCACTATCATTGCACAATTTCCGTCAAACTGCGCTTGGGATTGCGCCCTTCATATAATTCGATGTTGCGCTGCTTAAATTGTGCGCGTTTTCTATAATCAGATTTTTGTTTATTTTTAATTTCAAGCAATGGTTTTTGGTCAAACGCAAAAGCTACAGGAAGATTATCTTCACCACGCACTAAATCCACAATACCATTGTCGCCTTCAATCCATATATTATATGCAGGTTTTCTCCCATTATTTACCGCTGTTTCTGCATTAACGGTAGGTTGCAATGTAAATTTTATTTCTGCATCATAACCAAGAGAAATTAAATCATTCTTAATTTGTTGATTAAAAGATTCCACCATATCAGAATCATCAACGCCATCTACGCGATAATATAATTCTGGCGGATATTTCATAATAGATTTTCTGCTGCCTACGCGCGTGATTCCTGAAGTGGTTTTAATGGCTGCATTCGCGGCATCTTTTGCCATTTGTTTATCACCATATTGCAAAAATGCTTCACGATAAATACGTTTATAATCCGAAGCCACTAAATCGCGTTGTGCAGCAGATGCAAAATCAGGCGCGGTAAATGGCAATGCGCTTTCATCAAAAACCGATTCAATAGTGGAAACTTTTAAGGCAGAAGCTAAAGAGTTAACTTCCGTTTGCCGCAACTGGCGAATATCAGCAGTCATTGGTTGCGATGCCTGCATTACAGCATCATTCGCAAACTTTGCAGTAGCGCCGCTTCTAATCAATCCGTTAAAAACGGCTGCGTCTTTGATTTCTTTTTCTGTAAATCCACCAGCCATAGTAACAGCAGACGGGGCAATTTTTTGAATTTCACCTATAGTTCCATAAGCAAATTTCTTTTGCTCTGCGTCACCGCTTGTCATCATGCCGCGAAGAATTCCTTGCGCGCTTTCAGGGATAACCCCATACTGTTTGGCAAATTGCGATAAATGAATAGAAGCATTCACATCATTATTTGATAGCATTGTTGCCGCTTCGGTTGACAAATAGTAATTGTTCAATTCATCACGTTGCGGCTTGCTTGCGGGATCAATAAGACTATTCCCTGCGATAGCTTCTTGTGCAACAAAGGCCTCGCGGTAATCATTCATTTTTTGCAATTCGGCATTTTTTTCTTCTTGCGGCAAGTCATCAAATTCAGTGCCAGTAGCAAAATAATTAGATGCTTTAGCCCCACCTTCTACGGCGGTCATTGCTTCTTGCAGTTTTGGTATATCCGTTTCTGTCAGCACATCACCAGCTTGGATGCCAGTCATTTTTGTGACGTTAGCCACATACGCGCCTACATCGTTTTCGGTGGCTGGTGCCCATGTAGCGATAAGATTTTGCAGGGTCGGCTGATAACCTTTGCCAAAATTAGCTTCCATCGCTTTGCTGCGGCCAGTAATCTTAATGCGAAGGTCATCAGTCATAGCCTGACGACCTGCTTCTGGCGTATCAAATTTAATAAATTCTCCGTTTGCCCCGCGTATGTTCCCGGGATTGTTGTTACGAACCGATAATGGCGTTCTTAAAACCGCATATTTTTCTGCTTTAGAACGTAACTCCCATCTCATTTTTGCATTGCCATGCTTTTGTCTTATCGCGGAAGTATATGCTTTTTCTAATCCATCAGCCCCTAGCATTTCGTCATATTTTTTAGAATCCAAATCTCTCAAAACTCCATTTGGGTCTGAATCAATTTTCCCTGTCAGATAATCCAATGTAAGTTTCTTTTCGTTGGTGCGACGCAATTCGTCTAATTTTTCAGGCGCAACAACAGTCGAAGCGGCCACCAGCGTAGCTTCTAAATTGCGCCTAACATCATCAAATGAACCGCCTTCTTTGCCAGCGCGATAGCTTACAACTCCCAAATCATTTAAGCTATTATCCAGCCGCCCAGCAATAATCTCAACTCCCCTAGTCTTTTCCCATTTTGCCGCTTGCTCGTATGTGCCTAAGTCAATCCGTGCCGCTGTTTGCTTAAATGCTTCCTTAGCCCGTGAGCTTGGCAAGGTAGTCATGTATTGCTCGTTACGCTTTTTCATTTCAGCGTCTATTGCTTTAGCGTACCCAGTTGGGTTATTCTGCCATTCCGTCTGCTTTGTCTGAATAAAATCAATATCCTCTTTTTGTTTGCGGATGACAGCCTCATTCACCGCCGTAGTTTCTTCAGCAACTGCGTATTTATCAGCCCAATCTGCGGCCTGTGCAAAGGCTTGCCCATAATTCAGCCCAGCATTGCTGATTGCTTGCGGGTTATACACTTGCGCAACTTCGCGCTGCTTAATCAATCCGCGTGTATATTGTGGAATCTGAGCCATTAAAAAGCACTCTTAAAGAGGCTGGCCGCCCCGGTTAATCCTTGCATAAATGACTCACGCCCCGCAGCTTTTGCATTAGCCGCGCGGATGCGCCCTTCAGTAATTGCCGCACCTGTTGCAGCACCGCCCGCGCGTAAGACTTCTTCCACGTTTTCCTGACCGCGCGCGCGTGTGCCTTCCATAACCAGCAACGGTGAACCCTCTAGCGATACGCCGGATTTGAGATAAGCCACTTTTTGCGCGCGGCGCGTTGACTCTGCTTCTTCTGCCACTAAACTTGCTTCACGCTGCGCCATACGCGCCGCCTCAGCGCCTTGTTGCTGAGCTTGAAATGTTGCAAGGTTAGCTTGGTTTTTAGCCTCTTTGCTTGCAGAAATACCGCCCGAAAGAGATTGTATGCCGCCAAGAACGGATGCAGCCGTGCCTATGCCACTTGCTATGGAACCAACAGTTGCTGCCGAAGGAAGCGCCGCTAAAAGTGCTGCCGTTGATACTGCCATTTTACACCGCCAGAATGTAGTTTGTTAAGTTAGAATCGCCTGTCATAAATCCCGCCTGCTTTAGTTTTCTTGCCAGCACTGGATGATTCACCGCGCTCATGACTGCTTTTGCCCCTAATTCCTTGCTTACCGGCGCAATGTTATCAATCAATAATTTTAATGCCTCAACCCTTTTGGGGTGTATCTTACACGAAATATAGTTCTCTGCCCACAAAATAGGCGTGTCCGTGCGATACAAAAAAACCGCGCAAATAGGCACATCATCATAAACAACAATACTATGTTGCGGCAAGAACTCATAAGGTATCGGAGGCCATTCCCAAGCAGTCCACCACTGGCAAAAAGTGGGATAATCCTCTAAAGTGTGGTTTCTAATTTGCATCAGTTACTCACCGAAAAGTAAGGAATGACTAATTGCACTTTACACGGAAAAGGCTGGTCTTGGCAAATAATAGCTCGCTTGCTGCGTGACCAGCCACCATCGCGCTGATCGTTAGGCTGATTCCCAATATTTTCATAAGTATCACCCGTAAACAGCTCAGGCGGCCTGTCCATACGCATAGCAGCAGTGCGTATTTCAATCTGTTTAAGGTTGTAATAGCTTGTCCCAAACTTGGCATAGAGCGTATCAAGAAACCGAAAACCAACCGCAAACAGGCTTTTGCGCTTTGTCTGCGCCGCGCCATTTGTGCCGCCGCCTTCAAGCTCATTTGTTTCAAGGTAGCCGATATATGGCAACCCAACATGCACAACGGCGCTTTGCCTTTGCAGCGTTATTTCTCCCGCATCCACCGTAACTTGCGGATGTTGCCCGCCGTCCGTTACCACGGAAATCGTTTTGCCTTCAAGGTGGTCTATATCAGTCAACTCATCTGTGGTAAGATACCATTGCCCTGCCGGTATTGCCGAAGTAGAATTGAATGATTCCAGTATGTTGCAGGTTACTACAGTTGCACTTGTATAGCCAGTTATTTGTGCAACTCCATATTCTGCCCCAGTAATGCTTTTTCGCTGTAATTGCCTGCCTACCATGCCAGCACTAAAAACCGCAGCCGAAGCGGTAAACGTCACAGAATTTCCACTTACTGCTGAAGGCGTAAGAGTCGCCCCGGCGCTAAGCCCTATCTGGTCGCCATAATATGATAATGCGCTATCCAAATGAATATATTGGCGCTGCGATTCATAAAGCATGTTCCTATAAAGCGCGTTATCGTCCGATTCTGTATCGCTTAAAATGTAATCTTCCCGGCGGATAAATGTCGTTTCGTCTGTCAGATACTCAATATAGTAGCGAGTAGTCCCGTCAATAATCCGTTTTACGCATATCCATATCTGGTCATATTCGCCAGAACGCGGCAAAGATGAAACAGAAACCACTTCGCCATCAGTATCATGTACATGCCAGCCATTAACCGATTCCTGCTCTTCCAAGGTCATGCCAAGCAGCTTGCCATCATTCCGGGTGGCCCATACGATATTAGGCCGCCCTTCTTGAAAATCTATCTGCGTTAATCCGGTTTCAGTAATATGGTCGGCTAGGGTATTTCTATCTACGGGAACATATCCATCACGCTCAAAATCATATTCAAATGAACGGATTGTTAAACGATTGGCTTGCACATAAAATATTTGGCTTCCCCTGCCAATAGGCATCATATCCGCAGCGCCAAAACTATTAGAAGGGCGAATAGAAATGCTTGTTGGAGTGACCACATTATCAAGGCCTCCGGTTACTTGCAGCACGTCGTTCAGAGCACCAACCCCAAGAAATTTTTCAGTCCCCCGTAGCCAGTTAATTTTTGCCGCATTGCCATAAATTACATATTCAATGCCGTCATCCGCTTCTGATATTGTGCCTTGCTGCAAGCTGAAATCGTCTTGCTCGCCTGACTTAGAAAACCATAGCTTGTTTGGGTCGTTGTTAGAGCCGCCATATACAAGGCGCTGCTCATAAAATCCAACAGCCGCAGGGTAGTTGCCAGACGACAAAAACGGAGCCGCCGCCGAAGCAATCCGGCGAATCAAACCCCCGCCAGTGTAAGCCGTATAGCCAGAAGCATCCTCGCCCGATAGCTGGAAAGTGTTAGCGCCAGCATTGACACCAGCAATCGTAAATTCTCTGCCGTTTAATTGCGAAGTGCCTGCTGCATTTTCGATAAACACTGTATCGCCGTTGGTAAATACATCGCCGCCTGTGTAGGTAATCACGCACGGATTAGCCAAGGAAATGGCGCTGATAAGCACGCCGGGTTGACGGGTTTTCCTAACAGGCGCGTGAGCCGTAAGCGCCCAGCTTGTAGGGCTTGTGTAGGTAAGTTTTTGCGGTGGGTGCGAAGGATGCGCAATGTAAAGAATATCGTTATCCTGCGCGAATTTTAACTGCTGTAAATCGCCAGCCGCATAAGGCGTGGTGACTTCTACCGCTACGCCGGGCGTAGATTCCACAATCCCATCATCACGGAAAAAGCGTATTTTTGTAGGCGTAAACTCCATAATAAACGCCACTGAATCAGTGTACACAAACGGATAAAGAAACGCCTTAGCATTGCTTTTTGTTTGCGCGACAAAATATGACCCAGTGCGAAACTTCGCTCCACCTACTTCTTCGGTGATAAAATTCCTAACCCTGCGGCCTGATTTGTAATACGCGGCAATATCAAATCGCCCATAAATTCGCGGGCTGATTTCACCGTATGAAAAATCAGGATAAGATGTGTTGACGTTAGTCATCAAATATCACGCGATGTGAGTTGGCAATAGTGTTTGTAAGTCGAGCCGTGCGCGCTCTGCTTACCTGCCTGCGCGTTGGTGGCCTTTCTTGCCCGTCGATTGCCTTGCTCATAGCCGCGCGTTGTTTACGCAATTCCACCAATCTGGAAACATCGGTATTGCTTGAAGTTACCTTAAAAGCAATCGCCATTGCTAAATCAATAGCCAGCAAATCAACAAATAAAGGGTCGAATTTAGAAACGTTTGTTACGTCATAAACGTATTTTATGCGAAGTTGCCCTGCTTCTGCGCTATACAGAATATAGCCATTTTCTATTTCGTAGCTTTCGTTTCCTATTACGAAACCTTCCGCATCCACAATGGAATTAAGGCGTACAAAATCAGTAGGCAAAAGAAATTGCGATTCATACCCAAATGCAGGATCTTCAGATGAAGCTGCAAGAATGGCGCGTTTGCTGGCAAAATTCCACGGATGTTCACGCAATAACTTGCGGCGTGTTACATCATACCAGCGATTCAAAAGTGATTCTGTGGCATCTTGTGGATTTTCAATATCCAAAACCGTGCCAGCGGTAAGAAGGTCAAGGGCAAGATTGCCAATATCAGTTGATGACGTGACAGACATAAAACCCTTCTAGGCAGTCGGGAGGATAGGGCGGTGGAACCCTACCCTCCCTTTCGTTTAGCCTTGAACGAATTTAGCAATAACCGTAACAGTGCCAGCAGCAGTGCCGACAGTATCAGCGGTTAAAGCAATATCGTAGGCTATATCAGGCGTAGTTTGGGCAGAGAGTTGTGCCAGCGTGCTTTTCACGTTAGCAATATCAACCGCAGCCAAACCAAGCTGGTGTCCAGTTGCACGGGTAAGCGCCGTTGCCAGCGTTTGCCCGGTCATGAACACGCCCTTGCTAATTACCGCGCCAAGATTGGTGCGATACAGGCCAAGTTCATAGTCCGTGCCGCCCGTAATAGCATCGCAAGCAATGCTGATTTCGGTCGGAATCAGACTTGAAGGCACGTCCTTAAATACGCGGTAAACAGAACCGTCATCATCAGCAGCCGCTACCTCAAAGGTAGCAATCATGGTAAGCTCGCGCTCACCTGCACCTGCAAATGATGGGCCGGTTTTTTTACCAGCAACAACCAGCGAATCAACGTACTTATTCTCAATAGGCATAAAAACTCCTTACCTTATGCTGTTACACGGACGCGCTGAACCAGCACGCCTTCGCTGCGAACCGCACCGATTTCGCAGAGCACTTGCACCTGCGTGGTTTCGATAAGGTCGTTACGAGGCTCAATCTTGATGCTCATTTCTTTTGAAACACCAAGAACGATACCACGGCTGGAAGCAGCAAGCAGTTGACGCTCACCGCCAGAAGCCGGGATAATCGGCGACGCTACAGACGAAGCAAACAGAACCAAATCCATGCCCAGAGCAGAAGCAATGCGCCCCTTATCTACAGGCATCTGGCGGCCAAAATCACCGCTGGTCAGTTCGATTTCACCAAGCAGATTGGTATGCTCGCGGCCACCAATCGTCAGGTAAATCTGCTCGCTGTCATCAACGCCTACATCGCGGTCATAGAAATTCTGACGAACTTCAAGCAGCTTTTCGTAGGTGAGGCCAGCAGTAGCATCAACTACTACAACGCCATCCGTTGTCGCGGTTACGGTTGTACCAAAATCGCGCCCGGTAAGCACATCTGCGAAAGCAGCTTGATACATTACGCGGTCATACTGGCGAAGCATACCAGCGGCTACAGCCTTGGCATATTCGCTTTCTGGGTTAAGAAGCGCACCACGAACGTCGCTTGCATCAATCGGAAGATTGATTACAAAGCGGCGACGGGCAATCCGGCGACGATTGTGGGTAATGTCATCAAAAGTCGCAGGCGCGTTACGGCCTAAGACTTCGCGGGCTTCTACACGGCCAAGACCGTCATAAGCCCAAAGGTCGCCAGACATTTGTTGAACTTTAGCATAAGGCTTTAAGCGCGAT